TCCCAATTAGATTGTAATTGATCTAAGTGAGCTGAATCCCATTTACTAGAAAACTGACTAATGTCACCAAGATTTGCATCAGCATATGATGTGTGAGGTGTTGTATCTCTGTATTCTACCTCATCTGAAATTACAGATGTCCCTTGTTGAACAGCCCAAATATTTGAAAACTTAGATTGGCTCCAAAAAGCATCATCATTAATTTCGTATCCAATACCTTCTTCAGCTCCTTCATTGAAATTTTTAATTATTTTTTTATCGTCAAATATTATTGTCCATTTTCCTCTAGCGGCCATATTCTATTTCTCCTTATAAGTCCATCCTGTTGTTGCATCTCCTGAAAATACTAAACAGAAACCAGCACCTTGAGTGTTAACTACAAGATCTGACGCTGCATTTGCTATGTTAGAAGAATTTCTACCAACAGTCAGTGCGTTAGTGTTAAAATCATAACCTTGATCTATAAAGGCAACTTCATCACCAGCAGAAGGTGACGCTGGTAACGTTACGGTGACTGCTCCGCCATTTGTATTTACTAAAAGTTGAGCACCTGGTTGAACTGTTTCTGCTGCAGAAATAGCTCTCCATTTTTTAAGTTCACCTGCTTTTACAACATTAGTTCCGTCTGAATATAATGTGTAAGTGTGGCCCTCACACAAAGCAACACCTGTTCCAGATGCAGTTTTAAAAGTTAATGTAAAATTAGCATGATCACACCCATCTTCAACGATGTATGTTTTTTCAACTGAATTAGGAATACTAACTGTTAAATTAGATTCTAGAGTTCCTGTTAATTTTATAACTTCATTTTTACCATTTGATAGAGCACCATTAGTAAAAGTTAAAGATCTAGCAGCGTTAGTTATATTAAAAGTATCATAACCACCAATTGCTTGCTCTAAAATTAAAAGATTTGTATTTGTAATTTGTCCCCAAGTTCCCGAGTTTTCACCGGTTGCTTGAACTGTAAGTTTTAAACTTGCTGATGTTGAATTCGCCATATTAAATTCCTTATATCGTTTATTTTATAAAAATAAAGAG